CGAAAGCGTTCAATGAACAGTTGGACTTTGTGCGCCGCACGCAAGGTCCGCAGAAAGCTGAAGATCTTAGGTTGAGATATCTGCGAGATAAGAAGAACTCTGACAGGCAAAGGCAGATGTTCAAGTAAACGAAAAAGGCCCACCCTCGAAAGAAGGTGGGCCTTGTTGTTTGTGGAGACTGTTTAAGCGAGCGTGATCTTCAACTTGCGAGGAGGTGCATTACCGATCTGTACGCTACCTGTGCTGAATACAATATCAATGAAGCTATGATCTTCCTTGGTATGACGAAACTGCGCAAACTCATCGCCGATATCGTTCAAATAGTAATCATCGTAGTTCAGACCAATCGTGTCAAACACCTGCTTGAACAAGTCAATACCACGCTCTTCCTGGGCAGGTTCAACAGGAGCCTTCGTGAGTAGTGCAGTAGCATCTTCCTCGGAGACGTGTGACCAGTTCTCAAGTTCTCCGAAGCTGTCGAATTCGAGAGGGTCGCTGATCTTGTGATCACCAACATCTTCTGCATGCACTGTAGGCGCGAGAACCAGTGAACCATCAGCTTTCTCAAACAGTCGATAGATACCAGAGTCTTCTTTGATCATCGCAATCAACGTGTACAGCGTGTGACCCAAGTCACGCATGCTGTCCCATCCGATAGGCAAACCACGGACGGACAAGATTGTGACACTGTTTGCGTTGGTGACTTTACTAATCAATTCTGTCGTTTTCATTATTGATACCTTTCTTATGGATGTAGTAACCTATGAGTGTTCCGATGATGGTAAATACTGGAGTGATTAGGAGGGCGAAACAGATGATGAGGACTGTGTTGGAGGTGCCTGAGTTTGAGGTGGTAGGCATGCTTTTTGGTATTGTCTAAGTGTCTCTTGTGCCTCTGCGCGGAAGATAGCGTCTTGTGCTAGCTGTGTGACCAGTCCTTTTCCTGGAAGTCCTGGACCAGAATACATCATAGTAGTAGCGCCTGTAGGTCCGACAGATTCTTGGAATTGCTGCCGAGGTTCTTCACCCAACTCAATCCCCGCGCCACACGCTAGGTAACCAATCCCGTCAACCCAAGAATCCTTGTGCGTAGGATTGTGGACTAGACGTGCCACTTTCATAAGCAACATCATCTGTGCTACGTCCGTGGGCGTGATAGGTGCACCGACATCCTTGGGCCGGATGTTAAGGTAAGCTGTCCACAGTTCGGCAATCCTTCGGAAGTTATCCTCCGGCTTACCATACGTCGAGTTGCGATCATGCAACACACACTTTTTAGCTTCGTCCAACACGTTCTCTCTTACTTGTGCATCGTTCATATAATACTAAATGTTGTACCGTCTTGTTTGATTCTCCCTGAAAGTTCTAGATACTCCAACGCTTCGTTGATCTGTTTCATGTCCCAGTCTGCAAAGAAGCGGTCGATGATTTCCTTCTGGTCTACAGTTCCCCGTTTGCGTACGAAGTTCAACATACCACCAGCAGCCACGGAAATCATATTCGGCGCAGACTGCTCGTAGGCGAAATGCCGTAGCATCTCGTAGGAATGTAGCTGTCGAATAGCTGCTTCCAATGTCTCTGCGGAGATAGGAGTTACCAACTTCTCTGCTGGTTCACCTTCCGCAAAGTGCATAGCAATGGCATACTTCTGCCACTGTGGTTGTTTGTTGTCATTGTAGGATTCACAGATCGAATGATGGTTTACGTTCGTCTTATTCTTGTCAATCCAGTACGCTTGTCCTAAGGCTTTAGCTTCTGGCGTAAACGATACCTTACCGCAGATTTCAGTAAGCTTCTTTACATGTTGCGCAAGAAGCATTGCCGCTTCTATAGCTTCCTTAGAAGCTTCTGGGATAAGGAATTGTTCGAACTCATTCTTCTCTGCGTAGACTACGATTAGTCGTCGATCAAGTCCGGTGCCGACAACGTCATACTTTCGCAAGGTTCTTACATCGTCGGGTGTACAGCCCGCAATGAACGAAAGCAATGGGTTCGCCAAGGCTTTCTCTCCGTGCGAGAAGGTGTCACGATTGTAGTCCGTGCCTGTCCACATTGAGCAGAAGAACTTAACTGCGTTCGTAGCTTCTTTATGAAAGAAGGAGATGAACTCATCGAGTTCCATTCGGATACATGAATAGGCATATGGCTGTTCTTTAGCTGGTGTGATGTAGGTGCTGCCTTGATAGGTTGTCCTTACATTATCTGCCAGCTTGTGTGCTAGTTTCTCGTACGAACCGGAGTCTGGGCCGGTAGAAAGAAACGGTTTGTCGGGGTACTTTGGATCCTTAACGGCATTAAGGATTGTCTTTGCTGCACCTGTGGCGAGCCCTTTGCCAACGCCGGCCTTGGCACACAAGAGTACGTATTGGTTAGGGAAAACAGAAGCATGGCCAGAACCAAGCCATACACGTCGCTCCATCGCTGCACCAACCATGTAATAGAAGGCAGCATCGAGGAACTGTTTTGGGCTGTGTAACCGTGAGGTGTAGATGCGCCAGAGTTCATAGTTCGTCATTTGGGCTTGAGGAGTAGGGCTACAGTAGCGTCGTCTACAATCTCAGCAGAGACGACAGTCATGTTCATGTAGGTGCCGCCAGGTTTTACGCGCAGTTCGTTAAGGGCCATCTCTCCGTTGGAAGACACCAAGATAGTATTAGGCTCACGGCCGAACTGCGAAGTAAAAGCCTGACGGGCTGACAAGATTACAGTCTGGATTCTTGGTGTCATGGGTTAGACTGGCCAGACGTAGGCGTCGATATGCGAATAAGGAGCGAACAGCGCATAGTGCACTGGGTCCTTATGGTAGAGCATGGCCTTGTGTGAGTCGAGGACGTCTTGTCGTGCTGTCCAGATGGGATAAATTAACTCTTTGGTATCTATTAAGTCTCCGAACTCATCGAACAACTTATCGCTAAGTGTGTCCGTATAGCCTTTGCCTGCCCAGATTTCGCAAGCTGTAAGTGTGTAGTCCAGCAGTTCCGGCGCATAACCGCGCCACATTTTAACAGCGGGATGGTTATTCCAACCTCCAGATTGACCTGTAATAGTACGTAGGATTTGGTAGCCTTCTACACGTTGCTTACCTAGCCGTCGTGTGTCTAGTACAACAAGTGATGACCTAGCATCACGGAAAGGAAAAAACGTTTGCATATCAATTATTCTTCAACCATTCAGCCATGTCGCGCATACCTTCTGGATTGTCATTCGTGTATGCGCCCCAGTTACGTCCGATCTGTACTTCAGAGTTCATCGTGAAGTCACAGTCGTGTCCGCGCATGGTAACCTTCATCGCGTTTTGTATGAAAGCACCTGCTGTGCCTGCTTCTCGTTTGTGGACGAGGACTGCGGCCGAGTCGTGTTTGTTCGAACAGGTACAGTATCTTGCTTCTCTGGCTTTACGGATTGTTTGGTGGGTAATGCAGCCAACCGTTGACTGAGGTATCCAAGATATGCCTTCGCGGATATATGAATCATTTATGCCTCGTAGGAAATGTCGTTCGTAGCCTAGAAGATTAACCAACCGGCGCTCGGAACGGATACGGTATTCAATCTCATCCTGCCATTCGACAACCTCAGGGAACAGGATCTTGAACTTATGGAGAAAGAGTTCGCATTCCCGAAGCGTAAGCTTGAGCTTTCCTTTCGACTGTTTAAGGTTAGCATTCCTAAACGTACGCGGACCCATTTTATAGGACGAACCATGTGCTGTGCGTTTACCGATGTCATAAGGTTTACCAGAGGATTTGACAAGTTTATGTAAGCGTGGCCAATCAGGATGTTTAACGAACTCGGCAGGCTCTTCGTTGAGGAACGGAGAGTTCGGCGGAAGGTTGAACAGTTCAGGAAACAAGTGCATAGCCAGATAAGTGTGTGGCTTTACACCGTTCTCGAACAGTGCGCGGTAGCGGCCCGGGCGCGATAGGTACGCTACGATAAGGGCCTCGGCGCCAGATTGGTCAGCCTGTACAATGACATGGTCTGGCGGCGCTTCGAGGTGATCTAGGGTTTGCTTGTCCGGATTCTGTAGGTTCAGTCCATAGCTACCGAAATATTGGGTAGCTGACAGGCGGAATGAACGG